CTCGTTGAGGCCGGACAACGAGATCCTACCAGGAAATGGGGATTTCTAGCGCCTCTTGCCAAGAGGTTTCGAGAGTCCAGGGCTTTCGCCAGGGAATACCCAAGTTTCATTCTGATACACAATGCCCTACTGTGTTATAATAGGCCTCCTTTTAGGATGGAGGCTACCAGGCTTATTCACGCTGCAAATCGAGGTTGGCACCACGACTCGCTTAACACGCTCTTTGGGCGTACACTTCATGTGTAGGTCAAAGCCTTATTTTATTTTATTTCTATTGAAAAGTAGTTTAATCTACTAAATACAATGCGGCTCAGACTCCGAAAACTCCAAAAGATGCAGTGAGATAAATTCGAACAATTCCAGCGGACCCATTTAATTTTGAATCACGGAAGTAAACGAGTTGATACGTTGGTATCGACTCAATCACAGCCACTGACATAAAAGCACAACAGAGTTGTGAGTCACCTGTAGTAAAGTAACTATCCGATGAAAGTAAAATTCTGCAATTTTCAACATTCGTAGAATTTATCAAATGGAGGGAACCAGTGAAAGCTTCATAAACACAAACTATATTGATCACAGTACCAACAGGAAATCTTACAGCAGGCGTTCCATAGCCGTTTATTGCTATCTGTTGATAGCGTACACCGCCAAGAAGAACGGAAGTGAAGTTCACGTTGACATGACGATCTGAGTCATAGATAACAGACGGTGAGTCGTTACCCCAAAACACATAATTGAAAGTGTCAATCCTGTATTCAGTTGAACAAATAATTTGAGTAACATTTTCAGAAACAGAACCTTCCTCATCTTAGAAGTCAGAGGTATCATATGGCGACAATGTAACAATTAATCTTGAAGTATCTGAAGATACACCAGTAAAACCTGAGAAAGTAAGAGTAAAAGAATCAATCTCAGCTGGGAGGATTTGAGCACCGCTATAAGCACTATTTGCAGTACTTACTGATGCAGGATAACCCTGGTTCACATCCACAAATGAAGCAACAGGGGTAAGAGAATTTGCAAGATAACTGCACGTATACGCACAAGAACCACCAATTCTAGTACCAACTGTACCAGACTTTTGAAGTTGGACAGTAATTAGCATTCTACCGACCGTAGGTCGAAGATTTGCGACAACTAGAGTGTTAGCAGTCCAGGTTAAAGTGGCACCAGCATGTCTTGAAGTTAAATTCTCCTGCAAAGTAGCAGTAGTAGTAGCCAAAGTATCATTAGCACTTGCGTTCGCAAAGGATGCCTGAATATTCATAGAAGGAACTTCTGAATCCCTAACAATAGGATTAAACAATTTTATTCTGTATCTAATCTTTAGATCACCAACGCGCACCGAAGTGCCTTGTAATCCAGTCGTGGCGACATAAACATCACAAACGTCATAAAATCCTTTTCCTGCCGAAACAGGATCAGATTGAGACACATACAATGTTTTAGCACCACGTAAGCTAGGCTTATTTTCAATACCTAAAATTGCTGATTCAGAGGTTGCACAACAAACAGAATCATTAGCATTCTCAAGCTCAATAAAAGTGTCCCAATCACGGGCATAACTATTATACTGGGCTGCAGCGCAAAATTTTCCTAATGAAGTATCAGTGCCACTAACAAGCTCACCAGAGGTAGAGTCGAAAATGAATTGGATGCCAAGAGGCTCATAACTCTCATAACCAAGGGATACTTGCGAACCCCAAGGAAAGGTTATGTAATTACCAGGGTTAACCCGGAATTTCTGAATCTTAGTAGCTTTAGCAGTTGAACTGGTTACAATAGGAATGACAAATTCCTCACGCTCTATAATAATAGAATTAGCAACACTCAAGCCCCTTTTGGGACCCGATGCTGCACCTTTAAAATTAGAGCTAAAGTGGTAATCACCCATACCTAAAATCTTACCAGAAACACCGCCAGTAGCTGCATTAAGCTCAAGCATAGCTCGTCTTTTAGCCATCTTCAATTCTTTCTTCACTATCTGTTTTACCTTTGGATCATTCGCAAGCTTCTTAGCTGCCTGGAGACCCTTACCCAGGATTTGTTTCGCAATTTTCTTTGCCTGTCCTTTCCTGCCCATCTTCAAAATAACATATGTACATATATAAATAAAGACCAAAACCATAATAAACTAGAATACCTAACGCACACAATAACGCATTAACAACTTCCATAAATATAACACAAGAAAATAACTCACCCTAGCCATGAGTTAGACCTAAACCATCCATCCAACCGCTACTCCAAACTAATTCTAAACAAACATCACGCTGTGGACAATGACGCAACTCATAGGAAAGTTGAGAATAAAGAGTAACACTAGGGGTTTTACCCAGCAGTGTGTAAACAGATTTATAGGGATTCTGAGGGGATGGTAAATGTGAATCCTCATAAAACCAGTGTGAGCAAAATGAAGCGATGCAACCTTTCGGTACTTCTTCGGGCTTGATGTTAAAACCAAGCTCATCCTTCATTCTACTCAAATATTCTTCTTCCTTAACCACTCCTACATGGTCGTCGCCCATAGTTGCCACCGGAAAACCACCAGCAGCGACCGTCATTAAGCCCCTATCACACGAATTGCCACACGCGGTCATAGCCCTACCAGTTGGTTGATGCCTCTTCCAGAGAGGACCGTCTACGATTCGCTCGTAGATATAACCATTAGGTAAAGAATAATCACAGATCAGGTAAGCTAACTCTAAACGTTGGGCAATTCGAACCCAGTCAGAGGTTTCAGAGAAACCTAATTGTTTAGAGAAGTAAATAGTGCTAGCTTGATTAATTGCAACAGTGACATCAAAGTCAAAGTTTCCAATATCATCGCTTTCCAATTTCCAACCTGGTGGTAAATGAGCTAAAACGGATTTAAACCTAGCAACAAGGATGCTTAAGCCAGCATCATCAAGGCCCATACCTGGACACTGGACACGCTCTTTATAAAGTTCAACAGATGACTCTAGGATTTCTCCATAAATCAAATATTCAACTAAAAGAACATGCAGGGGAACGTTCATTATTAAACGACATCCTTTCTTGGCAATTTTGACTCTCTCTAAAGTTTCTTTCTTGCCGAAAACTCGGTGTATTAGACCAAATTTCCTACAAAATTCAACACTGATCAGCTCGTTAGAGGCAAGACCAGATAAGAGTTCAACAACCATATCCATTAAATGTCCAGGAACCTTTTCAAATACCTGCTCATTAGAATTAAATCTGTTTGCTTGGAATAGCAACCCGGGAGTAGAGTCACTAACAACTTTATTACACAAATAACGATACATATCAACAACATCACAACACAACAATCTTCCATCATCATCCCACACAGGACTAAAAGAATACCCGAAACTTAAAGGCCTATCATACAACAAATCCATATTATAAAACTCCTGCGCAATCTCTAACCAATAATCATAATCATCAACTACTTTGTGTGTGTTAGACACAGCATAATTAAATGATTTTATGATCCCGTCGACTGAGGTGTCTGCGCACCCATATCTTTGGATTTCTTGGCTTTGGATTTCTTTCTGGAAGCGGGTTTCTTGCTTTTGCTTGTGTTGGAAGCCTCCCCAACTACATCCGACCCTTCTAAGGCCGACAATCGTTGGTCGATCTTCTTCAACACCTCCATACTTGATTCCTGCGCTAAGGATATATTCAATAATTCTTGTTGTACTTGTGTGCTCATAAGAGCTCCCGATGAGGCTTTGTCGGAGCTTGGAAAATTTTCAATGGTAGGAACGAATTTATTACCAGTAAGTTTAACTTCAGGTTCCTCCGTAGATTCTCCTTTAAGTTTACCACCGGTATTGAGCCCATGCAATCGTTCTACCCTAGCATTATAAGCGGCTAACAATTCAGGATCATCATCAAGATCACCCCAACCCTTAGCAATTTTCTTACCATGGGTATCCACATCATCAGGATTTACATCCTGTTGATTTTGTTGGTCTTGTTGATCTTGTTGTTTGATTTTCTCTTCCGCAATACGTTCAGCATTTTCTTGCTTGCGTGTTTCATACTCTTGAATGGCACGCTCATATTCCTCAGAATTCATGTAAGAATTATTACCATGAATAGTATCAGATTCCACTTTTACGTGGGAAATCCTTCTAATTATATCAGCAATCATAGCTGATGGTAAATAATAATTTGATTTGACAATATCATTTGATCCTAAATGCATACCAACAATCCCTTTTGTAGTCTCGACTGGGGAGCCGGATACGGTAGAATAAGTTGTTATGTAATGATTGAACCAAGGACAATTTACAAGAGTTTTAATCCTAGTAATATATCCACTTGAAACAAAGTTATTATCATAGGCGGTACTCCAATGTACACTTGCATTACCATCCGTATGAAAGGACAGCTTACAGGATTTTAATCCCAAAGTAGCAAATACACTAGGGCGTGGCTTAAAAATAACAATATCAATCCTATCTTCACCTAAAATACCAGTTGTGGCATAAACAAGTTCAAATAAATCTCTATTAATTTTAATTTCACGATCACCTCTTCTAATTATTAATTCTTCTTTACATGCTAAACGTTGAGTAAAGTTATGTGCATTAGTGATGAAATAATCCAAATAACGAAATCCATGCTGTAAAATATCACCATTTAAGGTTGTTATTATAGCTTGGTAAGGTGGTATAGTTTTAACACTAAACGCTTGGCTAGATTCAATTTTTGATTCACCAACGAGTCCACTGAAAGTTCGTACTCCAGCTGGACCGATTGGTTTATCAACATACAATCTAACACTACCTAAATCGTAATACGGGGCAAAATTATTATCTGATAAAGGTTCATACTTTATTTTCACCTCAGTGAGGTTGAACTTTGTGTATTGAACGACAGGGCCATCCTCAACAGTCACCACAGCTGCCCCTAAAAGAGTTGCCTCAATTATAGTATGATAGATTGCTCTACCAAAAGCATACAGTGGTGAAAAGATGAATAATCCCAGATAAGTTGCCATTAATATTCCAATAACGAAACGTGCACTACTTTCTTGAAAACGTAAATACATAATATTTCCAGTTGTAGTGTTGTTGACTTCCTCCATAGCATATTTAATTTTATTTGGGATATAATTTCCATATAAATCAGTATACATCTTGAAATAATCTTGACCAGCTTGCAAATAAATTCCCCATCCGAAGATAGAGATAATTTTTGCAATATAATCTAAGATAATCAAACTGATAAATGTGGTGGGAAAATTTCTTTTCACCATAAATAATAAACCAATTGTCAAATGCCATAGACATCTTAGTTGAACCCAGAAGAACGTTCCGATACACACTCGTAATAGAACCCCCGGGTTATTCCAAAAGCCTTTAAGTAAATTCTTCATGTTTACCAAAAGACTACCCGGGTTCCACACTGAAACTCCAGGCTTTCCCTCTGACAATTTTCCAGTCGGCAGAGTTTCCGACTGCTGAACAATGGCTTCGCCGTTCGTTACCCTCTTATAACGAGTACCATTCCAATCAATGAATTCTACTTCACCTTGTGGAATTTCCAACAATTTTGGGATTGTTGACGACATTTTCAATTTAAATTTAATTTTAAAAATTTTTT